CGTTTTTACCAGTAGTTGTTAAATTCTTTTTTGCTTGACTAACAACGTGCTTTACGAACCTATCTAAAACCTCTTGCCTATCCATCGCAAACAGTCATTTCGTTTCCTATCAAATAATCAAATGTCATAGTCCAACCAGCTAAGTTATTTTCAAACCTTTCTATAAATGGTTCACAAGTTGGGTTGCCGTCAATGATTCCTAAATTTAAAAAGTAATCGCCACGAGTTAATCTATCGTAAACACGATTTAACATTGTTATCTGAGTATTCAATACGTCCTGCTCGTTATCGTTACCTACAAAAATGTCCGTTGTTTCTTCTTTTGATATATCCACTACGTCCATAGCAATAATAGAAATATTATAACGAATAACATTACTTTCAAACGTTGCATTATTTACAATGATATGAGCCAAAGGAAATATAGTTTGTTTAGCTAAATCAATTCTAAATATATCTCCTTGCGTTACTGTGTTCACTAAGTCAGTTGATTCTAACTCAGATTTAATTATGTTTAATATTCCGTAATAACTCATAGTCCTTTTTTAAATTGTCTGTTTAATTCACGTTGCTCAATTTCGATTTTCTGCTTTTCGAAAGTAAGGAAGGTAAGTGCTGTTGTAAGTCGAAGTCGGGTAACTTCTTCAAACTTTGTGATGTCTCCTTTAGCTGCTGCATATATGCTTTGATACCAGCCCCATTGTTTGCTAAATTGAGTTCTTTCGCTAAAGTCGTTGCTATCTCCTTCTCCTTCATTATCTCCGTCTCCAAATAAGACAGGGTAGCCCCTAATAACTCGTTCTCTAAATTGTAAAAAAAAACCTTGGCTCCTAATGCTATATCTAAACTAACGTTCTCCATTATTTCGGAATAGTTAGCAGAACTTTCGTAAGGTTCAATCTTATACTTGTCTCCGTGTTTTTCTACGATAGGACGATACATTACCGCCATTGCTTTATGAAACGTTCCTATATCGCTTATATTCGCTTCAAGGTCTATATATTCTCCCCAACTTATATTTTCTAAATTAGGAATAAACCCAAATTCAACTCCTGCAATCTTAAACCTATTTTTAAATTCAGGCTTTTGTTTGAACATCGCAGCAAAATGGTGGCTTAATGCTTCTATTTCCTTAAACTGAATTTTAACTACTTCTTTTAGTTCGATACCGCAGAAACATTGTATCATTTTCTCAGCTAAAAAAACTTCGTCATTCGTGTTTTTGGCAATACCTAAAAACTTTTGGTAATGTTTTAAAGGAATCTCACTTAACTTAGTTGGTACGATTAATTCTAACTTCATATATTTATTAAACGATTATTTGCTTTTATTGTAGTCCATAGCTATATAATACGCTTCCATTAACATTTTCAGGTGGCGATGCATATTCATAGGGTCGTTAAATACGATTTTAACTTTCTTATTCGTCTTTTCATAGATGAACTGCTCAACTATGTGTATCATCACCGCCGTGTTGTCTGTCATTAACGTATATTATATGTGCCGTAATTGCGCTTTAATCCTAATGTTTCCATTTCGTGATAACGTAAAGCATCAATAGCGTGGTTATTTGTGTCAATAGGTTTGTTTAGTCGTGTGCCTTGTTTATCTACGTCCCAACAATAAGCCCGAAGTTCTTTGATTAAATTAACGCTGTTTGACGTAACTAAATATTCTTGGCTTTGCATAACATCAATTCCGTAGTTAATTGAGTCTTTGCCCTTTGTAACTCCTTTAATCGTCTTTCCGTAGCGTCTTATTTCGTCTATTGATTTAGGTTCGGAACTATCCGCATATATCGGGCAACTATTAGGAAGTGTTTTAGCTATGTCTGAGTTTAACATTCCTGTTCGGTAAACAAGTTCATTAAGTATTCGTGTTCCGTTATAATTGTAAATTTCAACCGCTGCTGTCGGGTCATTTGTATATCCAAAGTCTAAACCTATCCCGATTAACTTAGCTTCTTTAGGGATTGTATCTATTTGCTTCCAGTTAGAGAAGATAACACCTTCTAGCATTCCTATTTCACCTAAACCATAAACTCTCCACCAATTAGCCCAATATGAACTTGTTTCTGCTTTTAAGCGGTTCTTTTCTATTTGCTCAACTATGCTATTGTCTAAGGCTTCATTGTCCTTGTAAGTAAGTATTATAAAGTCTGCGTCGGGTTCGTCTTTTAGTTCGGTATGCACCCAAAATTCGTTAGCAGGATTAAAGTCTAAAAATACTTCTTTTTTAGTCCGTATAGAAAGTTCATTGTAAGATTCAAAGGTAACATTATTGCACTCGTTAATATATAGAATATCACGGCGAGCACCACGTAACTTAGAGCTATCATCCGCACTAAAAAATTCAAAAACGCTTCCATTTTTAAAGTTATAGGTTAATAAAGATTTATTAAATTGTTCATCGTTAAAGCGATTAGTCCATTTAAGTATTTTAAGAAAGTCTTTTAATGCTCCACGTCTTAAATGCGGTATTGATTCAGCTACTACGCTTATTTCTAAGTTAGGTTGTTGTATTGCTTTATTTATTAAGACTGCTAAAATAGAATACGTTTTTGAAGCACTTGTGCCGCCTTGTATTATTTTAATTCGTCTTTTTAAACCAAGTACCTTATTTGTTGCTGTCGTTCTCTGAAACATCAGGAAATAATGGTTGTTCTAATATTGTTTGTTCTATTTGTTGTAATGGCGCACCATAACCGCTATCCATTAACGCTTTATACGCTGCAACATCTCCTTCACGTGCTTTTTTAATTAAAGCCAAAGTCATTAAATCTTCTTGGCTCATTGTTTCTTCTTGGTTAGTTAAAGGGTTCTTTAGCTTTTGATTAACTTCTAACCAATACTTTGCAATTGTGCTTCTGTTCTTTGCGCCTTTAGGTCTTCCGTTAGGGTTTCCGCTTTCGCCTTTTTCCCAACGTGGTTCTATTTGTCCTTTACCTGCCATTGTACGTTGTAATTTCGTTGTAAATAGAGCGTCGGGGTGGTATCGCACCCCTTCTTTAATCTGGAATGATTAACGCATTACTTTTATGCTTCCGACGCTTGTTCTTTTCGTTCTTGTAAAGTTACTTTTTTTCCTTTATACATACCCGCTCCTAATTCATCTATTTTTGAAAAAGGTAGAATAGGAACGGTTATTTTGCAAGTTTTATCAATTAAATAAATATAACGCATTTGAAATCCATTTAAATATTCGCTTCCTTTTGGAATATTTGCTTTCCCATTTTGTTTTAAAATATAAATTCCTTTAGTAAAAGTCATTTTAGCTCTTATTTCGCCATTTGGTAATTTAAGTATGCCTGTATTATTTTTAATATCAGTTAAATAAAAACCACTTGCTCTATATATTGTACCGTCACCACATTGTGTTCCATCTGAATAACTTAATAACCATTTTATATGTGGTGCGTTTTTTTTAATTAATTTAATTGAAATTGAAATGCATCTACTTTCTGAATTTTTAGGCAAGTAATCATTGAAAGCCATTCTATTAAGTTCTAACATTTCATTCCATTTCGTGTTTTCAACAAATGGCAATGCTTTATTTTTCATCATTGGAGAACCATAACTTAAAACCCCGTGTAATTGATTGTCTAAAAAACAGCCAAAATGTAAAGAACTATTTTGAACTATTTTACCTGAATAGTGGTATTTTTTTATAAACTCATTAGCAATCTTTGCGGGTATAACTTTAACTATTATCTCCTTTGCTCTGCCCATTGCATTATAATTAAATAAAGTGCGTTTCCATTCGTGTTTTCGTTTCCTAACGTTTCACAATATTTATATTCTTCAGTTTCTTTAATATCTGCTATTGCGTTTTTAATTTGCTCCGCTTGTTCATCTGCTAAAGTAAAAGTCATTTGTTGAAACGGTGCTTTGTCTCCATCAGGTAAACTAAATTCAGTTCCTAATTCATCAGCGTTTAAATCAAAGCCGGGTAAATCTAAACCCCAATCATCTAACTTTTCTACGTCCCATTCATTTGCTAAAATATCCCAATCCCATTCTCCAAAACCTACGTTATCTTTTATTAGGAACTCGTTTTTTTGTTCTTCCGTCCATTCGTCTGCTACTATGATAGGAATTTCTTTTAATCCTATCTCTTTACACGCTTTTAAACGCATATTACCACCCAAGACAACGTATTTGTTATCTACATCAGTAAAAACGATTAGAGGGCGTTTATTTAGCATATCAGGAAATTCTTGGATAGACTTAACTAACTTTTGGAATTTTCCGTCTTTTATTATTCTTGGATTCTTTGGGTTAGGTTTAACCTCACTTATTTTTACTAATTTCATTTAATTAGGGTTATATTTATATGTTTCAAATTCCAGTTTTTCTACAGCGTGTAATTCTAAAG